AACCCTCGGCGCCACCGTGGCCGACGTGCTGGGGCTGACGGGGCAGCAGCTGACCGCTGACGACCCGGGGGCGGGCGCCGATCGGCTGGTGTTCTGGGATCACTCGGCCGGGCGGCTGCGTCACCTGACGCTCGGCGCCAACCTGACGATTACCGACACCTCGATCGACGCTGCGGGCGGCACCGGCCCCGGCGGCTATCCGACGTTCGCGGCGCCAACGGGATTCACCGTCACCGGATCGGGAACCGCCTCGATCACGCTGTCGTTTGCCACCGGCTACAGCCTGCCCACCACGGCCAGCCAGACCAGCTGGGACGCGGCCTACTCCGAGCGGCTGCGGTGGGACGGCGGCGCCACCGGGCTGAACGCGGTAACCGCTCGCGCCAGCCTGGAGCTGGGGACGGCGGCAACCAGAGACGCGGGCACGGCAGCGGGCAATGTCCCCATCCTGGATTCGTCGGCGCTGATTCCATCCGCGCTGCTGCCGGGGTTTGTCGATGATGTTCTGGAGTTTGCAAGTCTTGCGGCATTTCCTGTTACTGGCGAGGCAGGGAAGCTTTATATCAACCTGGCAACTAATCGCCAATATCGGTGGTCAGGGTCAACCTACGCTGAGATCAACCCATCACCGGGTTCGACCGATGCAGTGCCTGAAGGCTCGGTCAATCTCTACTTCACGTCCGCACGCGGGCAGAGCGCAGCATCCTCCTGGTGGTCTGGGTATCGCTCAACCGTTGGCGATCAACTGGCAACCACCGCATCACAGGCCGCGGCTCGCTCAGTCATAGGTATAACCATTGGCACGGCAGCCGGCAATGTGATCGCGCTGGATGGTGCCGGGAAGCTGCCAGCCGTTGACGGTTCCCAGCTGACCAACCTGCCGGGCGGCTCTGGTGGCACCTCCAGCGCTGTCCGCATCGACTCCACGTCTACCGCGAACACCATCTACGTCGGCAAGGCACCTGCCGGGTCGTCGGAATCGTCTGCGGTGTGGGTGATCACTCGCACCCAGTTCAGTGCTGCCGGAGTCCAGACCGGCAGCAGCACTATCACGGCTGTCACCTGGACAGGCCGAACCACTCACACCTACCCCTCCTGACCCATGGCAATTCAGAACCCGCAACCGGATGGCCCGGATGGGTCGCAATTTCCGTTTCTGGCACCATCGCTGTCGCTGATGGCCAGGGCCGAAGGCCCTGTAATGGCCGTATCGCTGGCTGTTACATTGACCCCTTATCAGGAGGGCGCCGATATTCAGATGCTGCCGGCAGGACAACGGGTTTTACTCTGGGGAGATGCCGTCGAGGCCTCGAAGAACGATCCTAGGCTGGCCAAATTCTTGAACGCCATTGAGGTGGCTGGTCAAGCGTATCTTTCGGAGGTAGTGTAATGGCTGACATTAGAGGTGCTGCGTCTACAGATTTTTCCTTGGGCTCCACATGGGTTGGCGGTGTTGTTCCAGGCTCGGGAGATATTGCCTTCGCTAACGGGTTCACGATTCCGATCAGCGACGCCAGAACCGTGCAGGCGATCAGCAACGCCAGCGGAACTAGCATTGTTGCCGGCGGTGGTTTTACTCTCGTCAACGGCGCAAATCTCACCTGCACAAATGCTAATGGTGTTGTGCAAGGCGCCACGGCCACAAGCGTTCTAAGCGTTAACCTTAGCCCTGGACAATCTGCGACGTTGACAGCATCGCAATCTGCGACGCCAGCCAGTTCAACGACCGCGATAGCTCTCACAGGAGCGGGTACGATCAATTTTACCGGAAACTACACGGGTGGCGTTAATGCAAGCTTAACGATAAATGCTGCTTTTGCCGGCACGCTAAACGTTACCGGAAACTTTACCGGGGGTACTTCCGCAAATATACCGGGGATCTCGTTGAGTGGCTCTGCTAACTGTGTCATCAATCATGTCGGAATGCTCTTAGGTGGTAACGCAGGCCAGGCGTATGGCTTAAATGTTACTGCTTCTTTTTCCGGGAGCTGGACAACCACTGGCGGCGCTACAGCTAGTGGTACCGCAGCTGCATTTTTTAATAGCAGCACAGCTGGCTCCGTAACAATCAACGGCGCTCTCACCCCTGGCATAGGTTTTCCGGCTATTGCCGCAGGCGTTGCCGCTCAAAGCACAAGGCTGACCGGGCCTATGCTGGTTGCAGCTAATGGCGTGCTGGCTGTAGCCGCTATCACCTGGCGGGCTCCCGCCGATGCGCCGCCAACATCATTTAATGTGTTGTCGGTATCGGGTGCAGCTCGCACTTTATATTCGGCTGACAATCTTCCCGCAGGAGGCTATCCCGCTACAAATAACGTTCGTAGTCAAATTGTCTACGGGCCAACATCGGAACTGACGGGAACAATGGCTGTTCCGTCGGCGGCAAATGTAGCGCTCGGTGTTGCCGTGGACAACACTGTGGGAACTGCTATGCTAACACAGGCCAACGTGGTAACAGCCATGGGCCAGTTTGCATCCGGCAGGCTGTCGCATGTGGCCACGGTGGACACCACCGGAGCACAGATTCAGGCGGCGGTCTCGGCATGATCTACAGCAAGCGGACTCCGTACAGCCCTGAATGACCTACACCAAGCGCGAACAGATCATTGCCGCCGTAGCCGCCAAGGTGGCCACCGTGCCAGGCGCGAGCCACTGGCGCAGCCGCGCCGAGGCGATCATCCGGGCCGAGGCTCCGGCAACGGTCACGGTGCCAGCTCGCAACGTCCCTTCGACTCCCCAGGTCAGCACCTGCCGGGTCGACAACACCCTGACCATTCAGGTTGCGGTGAACACCAGGGGGGCAGTCCCCGATCAACTGGCAGATCCGATCCTGGCGGCCATCCACGCCACCCTGATGGCCGACCGCACCATCGGTGGACTGGCTGTGGACATCACGCCAGGGCCAACTGATTGGCAGTTGGAGAAAAGCGACCTGACCAGCTGCTGGGCGCTTCAGGACTGGATTGTTCAGTATCGAACAGCCCCAGAATCCCTAGCCTGATACCAACACACCTAGAGCGGAATGGGACAGTACAACAAACGGCTGCTCCTGGCAGCCATTGAAAGCCCCTACGGGACCAGTGCCAACCCTGGCGGCACGGCTGCAATCATGGTGAATGATGATCTTCAGATCACTCCACTGGATGCGGATGAGCTGGAGCGCACAACGCTACAGCCGCACTTTGGTACGCGGCGCAAGTTCCTGATCAACCAAAAAGTACAGTTCAGCTTCTCGGTTGATGTTGCTGGTAGTGGTGTAGCTGGCACGGCGCCTAAATGGGGCAGGTTGCTGCAAGCTTGTGGGTTTAGTGAAACTGTGGTAGCAAGCACCAGTGTCACGTATAACCTGAAAACAGATAATGCCGACATCGCCGGTCTAACCATGGTTGGCCACATGGACGGACAAAAACACCTAGCAACAGGCTGTAGAGGCTCGGCTCAGCCTATGGGCAAGGTGGGCGAGTTCTTCCGCGTCATGTTTAACATGACCGGCATTTATGCAGCGCCAACGGATGCAGCGCTGCCCTCCGCAACGTTCGGGAACCACGTTGACCCACTGCATGTCAGCAATGTAAATACTACTAATTTACTGGTTAATGGTTGGAATGGCGCTTGCTTAAGTGAGTTTGACTTCAATCTAAACAATAGCACTACCTATAAGGAGCTGGTTGGCTGTACTAAGCAAGTGCGAATTAACAACCGCCAGGCTAACGGCAAGATCGTGATTGAATCGCCATCTCTGTCAGCCTACAACGCTTTCACGGCTGCAACCACCAGCGCTATCGGCACGGTCAGCTTTAGCCATGCTGACAGCGCTGGCGGCAGCTGCGCAGTAACCGCACGCTGCAACCTTGGGGCACCCACTTATACGGACATGGACAACATTACGATGATAGACGTCCCTGTAGGGCTGGTCCCAAGCACGGCAGGGAATGATGAACTCACACTCGTCTTTACCTGATGACAGTCTTTACCGCCTATCGATACGATCACGTCATAGCTGAGGCGTGGGCCGGCACCTGGCGGTTATCTGCTACGCCAGATTTCAGGGTCAACCTATACACAAGCTTCACATTCAACGGAACCCACACCACCAAATCAGCAGCAGAGACTGGCGCTACACAAGTCGCGACAGGAGCAGGCTATACGCAAAACGCGAAAACTCTTGACGCTGTAACTTTTGCCTCATACAACACCACTGGCATAGCTTTCAAAAGCAACCCTGTACTTTGGTTTCCTCTATCGGGGACAACGCTAACCGCAAGGCACGCTTTGATCTATGCAAACGGAACCACGGGGGCTAAGCCATTTTTGTACATTGACTTCGGGCAATCCATATCAGCACTCTCCCCTCTACCGCTAATCATTGCCCCACCTGATAGCGGCTGGTTCCGCCAGGCATGGAGCACCTAGACTGCCTTTACCCTCAACACAACCATGGCATTCAAGCTAGACAAGAAGCCCTATTACAAGTTGCCTGTTACTTGTTCAACGTCAGCCGACAACGGATTGCAAGAATCTGAATCTTTTATAGCTTACATTGCAAGGCTTCCTCAGGATCGAATTGATGAAATTTCCGAAAAATCCATAAGGCGATACACGCAAATTAAACACGGCGAAAAGCCTGATGAAGATGTTGCTGAGTACACCTACTTCTATGTTGCAGATGAAATTCTAGTAGGATGGGAAGAAATAACCGTAAACGGCGAAGACATTGGATTTACAGCTTCAACCAAAGAAGAGTTCTTAAAAAGCGAAGGCGTGGCCACCGCTATTGTCAATGCCTGGATTGAAAGCAAGAAGGCCGATACCGCAAAAAAGCCAACCTCCAAGAAATCGCGAGGCATTGGCTAAGCGGCGGCCGCAATAAACTGGCGGATGATGCTGCGGCGCATGGCATTGAGCTGCCAGCCGAACTGCTAGCCGATCAAGACTGCTGGGTCTGGCCGGAGAACTGGCCGGCCCTGCTGATGTTTCTGCGGATGGAGACGCAATGGCGAATCGGCATGAACGGCCGCGAGGGCCTCGACTACAGGGTGCTGGAGTGGCTGTTTAGCCTGTACCCAGCAGACGATCCGCGCCAGCTGTTGGAGGATTTACGGGTGATCGAGACCACGATTCTGGAGGCTGACCGTAATGGCTGAGATGTCGGCCCTGCTGCGGATCATCGCCAGGGCGGAGGGCAAGGAAGCCATCGAAGGTGTCGCTCGGTCGCTGGGCAACCTGCAGCGCTCTGGCGCCAATACCACGCGGGCGCTGGAGGGGATTGCCAGCTCAGCCGGCGGACTGGCGGGCTCCATGCGGTCCTTGGTGCCGCTGCTCAGCGGGGCGGGGCTTATGTCTTTGGCGCAAAGAGCGATTGAAACCGGAGATAAATTATATGATCTTAGCCTAAGAACAGGCGTAAGTGTTGAGCGGTTAAGTCAATTCAGTAAAGCCGCACAAATGAGTGGCTCAGATTTAGATACTGTTGCAATGGCTATAGGTAGGATGTCCCGCTCCATGGTTGCGGCTAGTGATAACACAAAGGCAATGGCCGATCGCCAGGAGCGCGACACGCGGCGGGCGGTTGAGGCGGTTCAGCGCGGAGAGCGTGCCCAGACCCAGCTCGTGCGCGAGCAGGCGGATGCCAGGCTGGCGGTGCTGGATCGCGAGAGCGATGCGCGGCTAAGGGCGCTGGGGCGCCGCTACCGGGCTGAGCTGCAGCTGCTGAGCGATCAGGCGGACGACCGGCAGGGTGAGCAGGAGCGCCAGCTACAGGCACAGGAGGATGCCGAGACGCGCGCGGCGCAACGGCGGTTCGATGCTCAGCGGCGGGCGATCACGGCAGACAAAGCTCTGGCAGATGAGGCGCGTCAGGCCATGCTGGAGAGCCTGCGGGATCAGGAGGATCAGGCGGTTGGGGTGATTCGGGACGCCTACGCGCTGCGATCACGGGAGCTGCAGCGCTCATTCAGGGATCAGCGCCAGGAGCAACAGGACGCGATTGACGACCGGCGCAGCCAGGAGGAGCGGGCGATCCGGGACTCTGTTGACCGTCGAAAATCCGGGATCCGGGCGGAGACCGATGCCACGATCGAGGGGCTGAAAGCTGTGGCATTGGCCAAGATCGAGGCATTGAAGGGGGGGGCATCAACGGGTGATGACGTAGACGGATTTAACGCTAGCAAAGCGGCTAGGGCTTATAAAGAATTAGGAATAGCTGTAGTTGATACAACTGGTAAACTTCGCGATCCCGGGGATGTTTTACTTGATCTTGCTACCAAGTTTAGCAAAATGGCTGATGGAGCAGATAAGGCGGCTTTGTCGCAACAACTACTTGGCAGAGATGGAACCCGCTTAATTCCAATGTTAAACATGGGTGGCGAAGCTATATCCCGTATTGCACAAAAAAGCACAGCATACGCAAAGCAGTCAGATAATCTGAATGATCAAATGAATGCCTTAAGTGGACGCGTAGGCGCCTTTGGCGGCAAACTCGCGGTGGCCCTTATGCCCTCGCTGGAGGTGGTGACCAACAACCTGATCGGCATGATCGATGCGTTCAACCGACTGGATCCTGGGATGCAGGCGGCCATCGGCTACGGCGCTGCGATCGCGATCGCCTGGGGGCCCCTGATGGGCATCATCATCAACACCGCCAAGGCGTTTGCTCTGCTGCACGGTGGGATAGCAAAGCTTGTTGGCAGTAGCATTGTGGTTGGCATTGTGGTTAGCATTAAAGCCGCTCTTGGCGGATTGCTGGCCTGGGTTGGCTCTACATTTGTTCCTGCTATGGCTGCTTTTTTCTCGGGGCCAGCGGGATGGATTGCGCTTGCTTCTGTTGCTGTTATAGGGTTGGTTGCTGTTTTTAAAGAACCTATAATCGGTTTTTTGAGTTGGTTAGGGCAAGAGGTTGCTAACGGAGTCAAGGGTTTACTGTTTGCCATTAAATCTGTTTTTGTTGATCCATTTGTAAACATTTGGAATAATACGCTAAAAGAGCCGATTACTGCGCTATGGAAATGGTTATCGGATGTTGCAACTACAGCATTTACGGCTTTATACGCTATTGCCTGGCAAATTTTTATTCAGCCTTTCATCAATATATGGGAAGATATTAAGGATCCTATTTTTAGTTTTATGGAATACATGAAAACGGCTTTTGATGCGGTGTTAAAAGCTGTAATGGAAATCTTACATACTGTTTACGTACAGCCGTGGATTGATTTATGGAATACTGTACTAAGGGAACCGGTTACGGCGGCTTGGGATTGGTTAAAGAAAACTTGGAGTCAAATCTCAATCTTTTTCACGAAAAACGTAACAATGCCAATATCTAACGCCTGGACTCAACTAACAAACGGATTAAAAAGCGCAATGGTTAGTGTCGCAAACTTTCTCCCTAATTTATGGAACAATGTTGTTAATTCAATAAAAAGCACTTTTAACGGTTTTATTAGCAGTATTTTTGGCTCGCTTCAATCTGTAACCAATGAAATTAATAGGGCAATAGCAACATTTAATCGTTTGCCTGGCCCAGATATTACGCCTCTACCAAATGTCAACATCCCCCGCTTTGCGACCGGCGCCTACGTCACCGGCCCGACGATCGCCCAGGTTGGCGAGGGTGGCCAGCCGGAGTACGTGATCCCCTCCAGCAGAATGGCCTCCGCCTCTGCCGCCTATCTGGGCGGGGCTCGTGGTCTTGCCGTCCTGAATGGCTCAGCCCCTGGCGGCGGCCGGCCTGTGGTGAACATCCAGACCGGCCCCGTGATGCAGCAGGCCGACGGCTCAAGGTGGGTCAGCCTCGATGATGCCGCCGCCATGGTGCGCCAGGCGGTGGACCAGCTCCGCGGCGAGCTCGCCCAGCCCTCGACCCGTGCGGCGCTGGGGGTGGGATGAGCTACGCCCGTCGGCTGACCCTGCGCCTGTACGAGGGGGCCACCACTCACAAGCGATGGCAGAACTTCTACCCAGGCATCACCCTGTCTGGCGGGTGGGCCTACCTGCCGTTCGATGCGAAGGGGTTCAACGTGGCCAGCGGCGCCGATCAGGCCACCATGCGGCTGAGCCTGCCAGGCGTCACCGATGTCGCTGCGGTGATCGAGGACGCTCTAGCCCCGCCCCAGTGGCTCGCAGAGGTGCGGCTGCTGGAGCTGGATCAGGCCCCGACCGCAACCGCTCCGCCAGGCAGTGAGATCGAGGTGAGCCGGTTTGTGGGGCAGATCATCGGAGCCGAGGGGCATGAGACCATCACCATCTCCCTGGGGACTGCGATCACGCCCGTGGGCGCCCAGGTGCCGCCGCGTGTGTTCTCCCCGCGCCTGACGGGCTACCCTCCCCGGCTATGACGGTTCCCCAGCCTGCTGTAGCAGCGCTCACCAGCGGGGCGCGGGAGCAGTTCCTCCGGTCGCTGCTCACCAATCAATCGGCCAGCCTGACGAGCGATCAGGCCATGGCCCAGCTGGCGGCACCTATCCCGCTGGTGTGGGGCCGGCGCGATCTCACCGAGGAGGGCGAGGTCGGCGGCGTCTGGGTGGCCCCGATCGCTACTGAGCTGAGGTTCGAGAACGACGACGCCAACAACCTCACCGCCTATTTCCACCTGGTTCTATCCCAGGGGCAGGTGAGCACGATTCAAGCCGGCGAGTTCTGGCAAGGCGCACAGCAGCGCGGCGCCATGCAGCAGGCCTACGGCAGCAGGGCCGGTAGTTGGTCGCCAGGCAATGCGCTGCAGCAGCGCTACCGGGTCGAGGCTATGACCTACCAGACTGCGGTCAGCGGTCAGCCGTGGACAGGATGGAATACCGCCGCGAGCAGAGAGTTTACGATTGAAGAGTTCAACCAGCAGATTCGCGCTTCGATTACGCTAACGAGTCGGGGTAACTTTGTAACTGAATACAATGTGTTGCCAGTTAAGAGTCAATCTATACAGCCATTCAGTGGATTAAATAGAAATCGCATGACTACGATGTACTTTCATGCTAAATCAGGCAGATACATGCCTGGCTACAATTACACAGCCAATCCATCTACAGCGGAGAACAGGGTTTCCGTCACCCTGCAAGAAACTGGCATAGATTGGTTTCTGACTATTTTTGGCGGCGAAGCATTTTATCAGCCAGCATCTAACTATGTGCTGCAGATCACCGAAACCAATTCCATACCCTTGCCTCTGCCGCAAATTGCCAACTACTGCGGAACTGGCGGCGGCAGCTACTACGGACTGAGCACAGCGTCATTCAGCTGCTCCTATCCCAGTGGCTCCACTGACTGGCGGCAGCAGGCGTGGGTGTTCCTGCGCGGCGGAGCTGAGGCCCCCCGGCTGATCGACACCGGCACTGGCCCCAGCCCATGGCTACCAGACCTGGCCCGCTATCTGATGCTGGCGACCGATCGGGTCACCACCGATCAGATCGACACCGATTCCCTCACCCTGGCGGCCCGGTTCAACCGTGCCATGGGTCTGAGGTTCAATGGCGAGCTCAAAACCGCGGTCAACCTGCGGGATTTTCTGAACCGCGTCGCGCCGCTGTTCCTGCTGGAGGTGCAAGACAGAGGCGGCCGGCTGGGCCTGGTGCCCGCCCATCCGGTCAATCCCACCACCTACCGACTCGATACCGACCCGATCACGCCACTGCTGACGCTGAACGAGAGCTATATCGTGCCGGGATCGTTCAATCCTCGGTGGATCGGCGCTTCGGAACGCCAGGCAACAACCCTGATCGTCACCTATCGGGCGCAGCCGGCCAACCAGCCGGCTTACGACCGCGTGATCGAAGTGAGGGCTGAAGGCACCGGCGAGGCTGGGCCATTCGAGCCGCTCGACCTTCGGGAGTTCTGCTGCTCCTACCGGCATGCCCTGACGGTGGGTCTCTGGCGCCAGGCCCGGCGCAACTACATCACCCATCGGCTGCCAGGACTGCGGATCCTGCCGGAGTACGACTCCGCCATCCTGAACCTGATTGTCGGCAGCGTCATCCAGGTCAACTATCCCAGGGTGCCCAGCTATGGCGAGCCATCGGTTCACAGCTACCTGTATCAGATCGAGAACGTCAGCACTGACGCCAGTGGCGCCACGGTCCTGAATCTGGTTCATTTCCCGGTTGATCACGACAACCGCTCCCTGGTGGCCCTGGATGTGCTGGGCAGGTTGCCAACGGTTCAGCCGCAATCTCTGCTGATCATCACCGAGCTCTTTGCGCCGATGGTTGGCACTGGCGCCTTGATTCAGCCTGAATCGCTGTCGATCCTCACGGAGATCGGTCAACCGACTGATGCTGTGGTCGTTACGCCTCAAACACTGGAGATCGTAACTACATTGTTTAATCCATCTGATACACTACCATATCCGTATGATATGTTCCTGCAGTTTAACGGAACAAGTGGTAGCACAACATTCTACGATACTGGCGTCAACTTCCTAACCGTCACAACTGTCAGCCAGTCTGGGCAGTCGCCATCTATTAGCACGGCGGTCACCTACAATAGTGAGCCTACCGGCCTGTTCGTCGGGAATGGCTACCTATCTATTCCGTCCACTGGTATTGACCTGGCGGGCGGTGATTTCGAAGTGTCGGCGCTAGCCTATCCCAACGCTGTTGCAAGTAATCAGGTTATTGTCGGGATCTGGCCAGGCTCGGGGCCATCCTGGCGGTTGATGCTGGTCAGCGGTCTTGTGCAGTTCTGGTACAGGATCGGCTCAACAGATGCCTACGTTCAAACTGGCTCAATCATCACTGCTCAAAACTGGCACAAGATTCAAGCCATGCGGACTGGTAGCCAGCTTGTAATCAAGGTTAATGATTCTCAGGTTGCTAGCGCAACGATTAGCGGTAACATTAACTCTCCTAACTCTGCGATCAATGTTGGCCGAAATGAAGAGAGCAACGTCTGGCACTTCAACGGCCATCTCAAAGACGTCCTGATCAACATTCCATGACCACCTTCCCCTCGCTGACGCCAGCCGAGCGACTCCTAATCCCTGGCGACGTGCCGCGGGAGGCGTTCACCGCTGCCAATGGCCGGGTAGCCACCCTGCGGCGCAGCAACGGCAGGACCGGCGATCGGCTGCAGTTGCGGTTTCAGGGTCTCACCACCACAGAGGCTCACGACCTGGCGGACCATGCGGCCGGCCACGGCCAATGGAAGCGGTTCACCCTGCCGTCATCGGTCTGGGTCGCCACCACCGATCCGACGCCATCGGGCAGCAGCTGGACCTACGCCAGCTCCCCGAGCATTGAGGAGCCGCCAGGGATGGGCGATGTCTCCGGCGGATACCACAATGCTGCCGTCGAGCTCCGGCTGCAGCCACTCCCCGCCCACGCCTGACCATGGCTGACTATCCCGATCTGATCCCCTCCAGCCGGCGCTACAGCCTCGGGGATGTGCCCGCCGCGGCCAGCGAGTGGTTGGGTGCGCTGGAGGTGAGCCACCGGTTTGGCGACGCCACCACCGGGCACCGGCTGAGCCTGGCCTACGACGACGCCACCACTGACGCGGAATGGCTGACGATCCGGAACCACTGGGCAGGCCAGGAAGGCGGCACCCTGCCGTTTGCTGTGCCGGCGCAGGTGTGGTGCGGACACACCGGCTACGGCGACGTGGTGGGCGGCTTGCAGTGGCGCTACGCCAGCCCTCCGCAGCGCTCCGATCGTGATGGCCGCTTGGGTGCCGGCACGGTCGAGCTGGTGGCCGAGCGGATCAGCCAGCCGCTGCTCAGCGATGACGCGGCGCCATGGTTCGGCACGGCCGTGCCGTTGGTGGCGGAGGGATCGGACCCTGGGCCACCACCTCCCGTGGTGCCAACCGGCACGCCGGAGTACGTGGTGATCGATGGCCCGCCAGAGGTGATCGAGCGGGCAGGCGGGGACAGGCCGGCCAGCAGCGGCACTGGTGCTACTGGCGGTGAGGTGGGCGGAGAGGGATTCGACGCGGTGGTCGGCAGCTTCATTTCGCTCCCGATCGGTAACGAGCCGGAGGACTACACGCCTCCGGCGTCCAACATCGTCAGCCAGCTGAACCGCGACCCAAGGCCTGGCGATCCTCTGGACTACACGCCGCAGTGCACCAACCCAGGCACGGCGAGGTGGTTTTTCGTGCCAGACGTGGACGATGCAAACGAGAAAACAGCCGGCAAGACGGCGCCAGAGGTTCGCGAGATGTTGAGCGGTGAATATGGCGTAACAGCCGCCAGTGGGCTATCCCTGGCAGCGCTGAGAGAGCTGTATGCCAAGGCTGCAGAGCTGGCCGACTATGGCGTGGTTCCGCTGAAGAACGACACGGTGGCCAAGCTAAACACAAGGATAGACGAATTGAAATCGAAGGGCAAGAAGCGGGGGGCGAGGATACCAATCAACGAAACTACATCTACTCCAGTATCAGCCCCGGTCATCTACGGCGGCGGCAGAATCTACATTGAGGATAATTGTGGGGCAGGCTATGGCAACTGGCAGCAAACATATCCGATTGGGTCCAGTGCCTGGAAGGGTAGGACCAGTCAAAGGGTTATGGTGTTGTTCGGCAAGAATACTGCAGCCAACTCAAATGATTACGACGTATGGGGAGACCTTTCAGGTATAACGCCAGCCAGTAGCAACGGGTTTTTCATTGATAATGGGCTGCTCTGGACCTATACCGACGATGGTGAGCCGTATCTCGTCGGCGGCGGCTCGCAGGGGGGCGGCACTGGCGCCAGCCGGTACCCTGCGGGGTTTCTGGTTGGGTATCGGGTGATCGAGTCGGAGGATGAAGCGGGCAACCGCTCCGGTACCTACAGCCTGGTTGATGGGGAATGGTTCTACAATCCGCCTAGCCCCTAGACTGATTCCGTAGCGCTGATCTGATGACCATTACTCCTGAAGGTGTCTCTACTGTTGCTGTTATTCTGCTGGCTGGCAGTGAAACGCTATCTCTACTCCCCATTGTCAAATCCAACGGATGGATCCAGCTGATTCTGGCGGCGCTGAGAGGGATCGCAAAGTGGAAATAGATCTCAGCGACGGATCAAGCGTTGTCACTGTTATCACTCAAGTCTTGGTCAGCCTGGCCGAGATGCGCACTGAGCTTCAGCACCTGACGAAGCTGGCCGAGACGCACGGCAGAGAACGGTCGCACATGGGCGAGCGGGTGGGCACGCTGGAAAAGGCGGTTCCGGAGAAGTTGACCGAACGGCTGGGCCGGCTTGAAACCCGCAGTGGTCAGCTCATGCTGCTGGGCAGCCTGCTGATAGTGCTGTGGCCCATGATCTGGGGAGAGATCAGGCGGCCTGATACGGCCCCATCTCACGTTCGGGTGGTGGTCCCGACGCGGCAGGGGCCATAGGGGTCAGTCAGGCGACCAGTGTGTAGCTGTCGAGGTCTGCGGTGGGCACCACGCGCCACTCATCACCGGGGCGGTCGCCGACGCCAACCTCGCGCAGCTCAGTGGCAGCTGCCTCGGCCGCTTGGATGGTGGGCCACTCGTTGGCGCCGTGGTCAACGCCGTGGCCGAGGATGTCGGTCCAGCCGTGGCGGGTGAGAAGGAGAAGGGTGAACATGGATGGAATGGGGTGGGATGGGTTGCCGGATGGGCTCCGGCGGGCCGTGGAGTTAGGCGGTAAAGCCGCTGTGAATTCTTTGACTCCAGATAGCTGACAAGCGAAAAGCTGCTTTCCTTGTTTCCAGTTCTCCGGAAATGTTGATACTTGGATCAAGAGAGCGGAAGCGAGCATCGGCGCACATTCCAATGTTGCGCCAAAGGTTCATGGCGGCAACTTCACGAGTGGGGCAAGTGTGAACGTTCATGGCCGGTCTGTGGGGTGGTGGGAGGCCTCCCTCCCGATGAACCAACATTAACGCGGTTATGGTTCCCTGTCAACCCCCCTCGATCGCTTCCGCTTGGCGTGCCGCTTCACCCTGTCGGTTCGGCACTGCCTCCCGTCAGGCGTCAACCGCTCCCAGCAGCTGGGGCACAGCAGGGCGTGCCGCGTGCCCTTGTGG